TTAAATAAATTGTTTCTTCCAAGCCTCGATCTCGCCGCGTAACCATCGTGAGGTTCTTGTGCCTAATTTCTTTGGTGCTGGAAATTCGCCTTTACTGATACGGTCGTAGATAAACGTTTTTTTATGCCCGACGGCGCGTTCAACTTCTTTAAGTGTAATCATATCAGTGTCGGAAATAGCTGGTGTCATGATAGCCCCCTCTTTTTCATGGCTTCGAGCAGGATGTCCTGCACTTCACGTTTTGAATTGCGCCGTTCCATCACCATTTCGTCGGTGGTGTCGGCGGCGATTATGTGGTGTATCCATACCGGGCGGTTGTGGCCTGCCTGCGCCTGGCGCGTTGGCCCGATGCGTTCGATAATTTGCTGGTACTGCTCCAGGTCCCACCAGTGGGAGAAAAACACCAGAATGTTGCCGCCATCCTGCAGGTTAAGCCCGTGGCCAGCGCTGGCAGGATGTGCGAACAGCACTGGTATTTTGCCTGCGTTCCAGTCGCGGATCGTCTGCGGGTCTGCATCGAGCTGGCGGCCCTTAGGGAAAGCTTTTTGCAGTCGCTGTAGGTCGTGTTTCCAGTGGTAGGCGACCAATACCGGCATGCCGCCGGACTCGCTCAGTATGCTGTCCAGCGCCTGCAGCTTGCCGTCGTGTACCTCTGCCCAGTTGCCTGCGTCGTCGGTGTAAATAGCGCCGCTGGCGATCTGCAAGCACTTCACCGTTTTGGCGGCAGCGTTCAGTGCTTCGATGTCGCTGCCGTTCAGCTCGAGGAACATTTCCTTTTCCATGTCCTGGTATTGCTGGCGCGCTTTCTGCGGTAATTCAACGCGGATCACGTTGTGGATGGGCTCGTCGATGTCGAACCAGTCGGCAGCGTCCAGAGAGATTGTCACGTCGGCGAGTGCCGCCTGCATCTGCTCCTGTGCATGCGGCCACGGTTCCAGCTTTGACCACTGTTGCCCAGGGAACTGAATGTTATTGAACCAGCGCGAGGTAAACGCGCCGAAAGTGCGGCCCAGCCGATCACCGCGATCAACGAACCACGCCTGACCCCACAAGTCTATTAACCCGTTCGGCGCTGGCGTACCGGTGAGATTCACCCAGCGGTGCACGTGTTTGTGTGCCACCTTTGCCAATGCTGCTGCGCGTTTTCCTCCCGCGCGTAGCCGGAAGGACTTTAGTCGGGTGCTCTCGTCCGCTATAACAGTGCCGAACGGCCAGTGGCCGCCGAGCTGTTCAACCAGCCACACCAGGTTGTCATAGTTGGTGGTGAACACGCTGGCGTTGCTGTTCAGCAGTGCCGCGGCACGTTCTTTAGCGGTGCCGACAATTGGTTGCATTTCGATGTTGCGCAAGTGGCCCCATTTCGCGACCTCATCCGGCCAGGTGCTGGCCGCCACGCGCAGCGGCGCCAGAACCAGTGTTGGCTGGGTCTCCTCGCCGGAGCAGTAGAGCGCCTCAAGGCTGCTGAGCGTGCCCACCGTTTTGCCCATACCCATGCCAGCCCAGACGTTGGAGCGGGGCACCTGCAGTGCATGGTCGATAATGAGGTTTTGGTAAGGGCGGGGTAGAAACAGTTTCATAACCGTTTACCTTTGTTTTAATCTGTTGAAAATAAATTTTAGATGGGCTCGTACAGTGGATATCTGGGAGAAAAGCAAGCTAATTATATTTATACTATTTATTGTCCCTGGATTCGTTAGCATGAAAATGTATAGCGTAATACAGCCAGGGGCTCATAAAGATTCATCGAAGGCGATACTGGATGTTGTTACATATAGCTGTATTAATTACGCTATTTTGCTACCTGCCATGTTTTCTATTGAGAGATATGGTATCTATCATTCAAATCCTTTCTGGTACTACGTTTTTTACTTTTTTGCGTTACTGGTTTTCCCAGCTTCTCTGCCTGGAATTCTCATTAAACTTAGAAAGTTAGATTTTGTTAAGCAACGATTGCCACATCCGACTGGTAAGCCTTGGGACTATTTTTTTAGTCTTGGGGTACCCTGCTGGGTCATAGTAACTTTGAAAGATGGGCAGAAAATTGGCGGTCGTTTTGACAGTGGATCTTTCGCTTCCAGCAGCCCAGAGAATGAACAAATTTACTTGCAAGAACATTGGGTGTTGAATAATGATGGGGGGTTTGAAAGAGAGCGAACAGACACTCTAGGTATTATCATATTAAGCAATGAGATTGTGACTGTTGAGCTATTTAAAGTGACACCCACTCCTTAACCCTACAGGTGTAAATATGTCCGATAAAGATCGTATTGCCCAGGATGGTTACCAGCCTTCTGAAAAAGGTTACCAACCCCCAAGAGAACCCGTAAATAATGGGTATCAACCCCCTAAGCAAACCCAACAGGTCAACCCGCCACCTAAGAAGCCTTAATAGACCACTTAGCAATAGCGATTAGCACCAGCCCGAATGTGCCGAGCCAGAAGCTGGCACATAATGCTAAAACGGCGCGCCACATGGTGCGCCGTGTCCAGTTCAAAACGTTCAACCCTTTCATATAATGCCCTCCAGATTTTTACTGTCCAAAACCACCACATCGAATCCCAGCGCTCGGAGCCGGTTGTGCTCGCGCACCTGATCGGGCCGCGGCTGCTCACCTGGGGCTTTGCACTCAACGAACACCACCCGTCCGCCGGGGAGCAGTACCAGGCGATCTGGTACTCCGCGGCGCCCAGGTGAAGTGAATTTATAGGCGGTCCCGCCGGCGGCTTTAACCTTTGCCACCAAGTGCCGCTCAACAGATGATTCGCGGGTATAGGCCATTACTGTACCCCAGATATGAAAAAGCCCCGCGGGTGCGAGGCCTTGTGGTAAGTCAAAGAAATTAAGAGGATGCGTTTGCTAGCTGTTGGTGAGTAAATGTGAAGCCAGCTTGCTGAAGTCGTTGAACAAGGCGGGGAACTATTTCTCGGACATGGTCATTAAAGTTTAAATAAAGAATTCCGGCGGCGTCCGAAGGTTGTTCAAGATGCTGTTTTTGTAAAATCACAACGTTACTGCGGCCTAAAGATGAAAGGAGCATCCCCATTTCTAGCACGACATTCTGTCTGGCACGGGGTTGAGCCTCAGTTTCTCCACCTTTCTTGGAGTAACCAACATCATCAGGAGTTAGCAGGACAATTCCGAATCTAGTTGCGGTTTGTCCTTGTCCGATTTCACGTTCAAGCTCCTCTATGATAGTTAGTCCAGTTCCACCAGTATTTTGTAGGATGAAATGATCTGGCAGCCCTAGTTTGTGGAGGATGAGCTCGAGTTGTTCTTTGGCTGCATGGTCGTGTCCGTGGACAATAAAAATTTTCTTAGGCTGCTCTGGGGTACTGTGTTGCTGTTGTTGCGCCATGGTTGAGGGAGCAGTACCCAACCTTTCACATAATATCCCTTCGACCTCAGGTTTTACGGCTGGTGGACCTTGTATTTGAATTGTGCCCGTGGGGTACAGATTTACAATAGCGCCATTACTAAGTCGAAAACACTCGTATGTGCTCTTTGATTCATGGTTCGTAATATTTAGTCCACATTCGGCGAGAAATTGGGAGAATGATTCGAATGGGTGGGGGTATTTTATAGCCATATTAGCGTCTTCCAACATTGTATAATGCTCCTTAAATTAGTTAATTAGTTGAAGAACAGCAACGAGCATCTAAAGATTTTTTGATCTTAATCCTTCCGGTAGTGGTAGGCCTCGAACCCGCCAGCATTTAGCGGCAAGTCTGGTGCCCATGTGGGGTTAGTGGCGAGCAATCGGCTTAGCTGATCGTGGAAGTAGAAATCCTTGTCTGGTGCCTCGGTGATCACCTCATCGTGCACGGTCAGCACGATCTCATAGCCTCGTGCCTCGACTGCTGGCATGTTGCCAGCGAGAACATCGCGGGCGCCGGCTTGGGTAACGTTTTCCACCAGTTTCCCGCCGTAGGTTTTGAGGCGCTGCCATTTGCGCGAGTAGGGATTCACCCCCATGTAAGTGATATCGCCTTTGACGATTGCGGCCCCTGGGTAGCAGACGACGCGACCAGATGGCAGGGCGATACGTAGCCAGGAGCCGTCTTTGCGAACTTTCAGCCGCCGACAGTTGAACTGTTTACCGGGTTGCGCGATTGCGCGGCGCACTGCGTTCTCCAGTTCGGACCACAGGCTGACTGTTTCCGGGTGTGCGTTGCGCCATAGACGCTTCAGGGAATCGCAGGTGATAAACACCCGTTCGGACAGGCCATAGGTTTTTTTCTGCTTAACCGACGCCTGCCACCAACTTTTCGCTTCTCGCTGAATAGCGATCGGGATATTCGGCAGCGCGGCGTTGGCCAAATCTTCCAGGTCGAGCCCGTAGACCAGTGCGAACGTCACGAACGCCGCCACACCTCCGCCAAAGCCCAGACCCAGTTCCATCACCTTGCCGATCTGGCGCATGGCCTTATCGACTTCCTCGGGTGTCATGTTGAAGGTGCGTGCGTAGGCCAGCTTATATAAGTCGTGGCCTGCGCGAATCGGTTCGCCGTTCTCGTCGGTGCCGATGATGTTGTCGTAATCGCGGAACGCCTGCAGCTTCCACTCTTCACCGGCCAGCCATGCCAGGAACCGGCCCTCAATGTTCGATAGATCACTGACAACCAGCTTTTTGCCTGGTGGCGCCATGATGCAGCCACGCAGCGCGGAGCTGGTCAATTCCATGATGTTTTCGAACACCAGATCGGCGACGCCCAGCTTTAGTGCCTCGATGCCCTGATCGATTTGTTCCTGCTTCATCGTCGGGCGAGGGAGGTTTTGCGGCTGGAAGAGACGACCGGCCCAGCGGCCGGTTCGGCTGGCACCACAGAATTGAAGCGTTCCGCGCAGCCGGCCGTCTCTGCTAACACCCTTCATCAGCGCTTTATATTTGCTGGTGCTGGTCGTACAGGCCGCCAGGCGTATGGTCAGCAGTTCGCGCAACGGTGCGGGCAGATCAGGGTCGTTGATGCGACGCTCGAGCGTGCTTTTCTGCATGTCTGGCAGTTCTACGCCGAAAGCCTCAAGGATGTGTTTCAGCATGGCATCGCGCTGCGTCGCCGTCTGCACCTCGCCGTCCGTCATTTCTTGCGTGCGCTTTGCCAGCAGCAACTGTTCATCGCCCACGGCGGTGATAGCGGCTTCGGCCAGTTCTATGTCCATGCACACGCCGCGATCGTTGATCTGCTGATCGCGATGCCACAGTGCCAGCTCGGCACCTTGATAGTTCCAGTTCGGCAGCTTGGCATCGACGGCGCGCATGGCGTGGATATCGAGGCCGGCGTACTCAACGAAGCGCTGCCACTCCGCCGGGTGCGTTTTGCTCGTCGCGCGGCGCAGTTTGTTGTTCTTCGGCCGCGGCTTGCAGAACAGCTGGATCAGCTGTTTACCGGCCTTGTCCTTCGCCTTGTCGGTGTCGACGTTGAGCACTTCGCACAGTGCACCCAGCGCGCCGGGGAGGCCGTGCGCCAGCGCCTTCACCATTGTGTCGCGCCAGCGAGTTACATCAGGTGCCAGCTCTGGTATTGCATTCCGCAAAACGGTACGGTCAAAGTGCGAATTATGGAAATAAAGTAGGGTGCTGGGGTCGGCGATTGCCTTTCGCAGCCTACTGGGGATTTGCTCTCCGGCGGTTAAATCCCAGACGCTTACAGGACCGTCATTGATGGCCCAGGCAAACAGCATCACTTCGACACCTTCTGCATAAGCATGTGTCCCGTTTTTAATTGGTATATCGCAATAGGTTTCTAAGTCGCCCCATAGTATATTATGCATATTTAACCTTTGGAGTTATAGGATGGAATTGACGCTATCGTTAGGAGCGGTATTCACGGCTTGTGTTGGGTTTTTAGGTGTTTATGTTTTGATGCCGTTTGCATTGATTTTTAGGGATTATGTATTAATCAAATTCATTAATAAGTTTTTACTTAATGAGAGTTTTTGGCAAAACTTAATAATATTGGAGCGTGATAGGGCGCACTGTAATTATTTTTATAACAAAAGGATGGAGATTAAACACCCACTCGGCGGCGGGACACCAGAATGTAGTATCGATGACGAAATTGTCTCGTTAGACGAGTTTACTGATTTTGAAAGGAAACGGGGCTTTCATGTGGAGCGAATGGATATGTTGTGGAAACAAATGGAATTCAAGAATAATATCGCTTTGAAGATGTTTAAATATTTTAAATTAAATGAGTATGAGAATGTAATTGAAAAGAAATCTAAAGAAATCTATGAGAGAGAAATTAATTCAATTAAACGAAAAAAGGCTTCTAAGGGCGCCGAAAACCCATTTTGATTACATTGTTTTGCAAAAAGGGTTTCTCTTTGCAAAACACCCGGCGCGTGGCCGGGTGGTAGGTTATTTTACTTGAACGAATGGGGTACTGGCGCCGCTGGTCATGTACTCCGGCAGCTTGCCGTTCCACTTGCCGATGGCTTCCAGTTGCAGAACTTCAGGATTTTTGCGCAGTGCCTCAGCGCGCATGGCGATCGCCTCGGATTCTGCCTTTGCCTTCACTGTGATTGCTTCTGCTTCCGCCTTGGCTCGCAGCACGTTGGAATCCGCTTCTCCGCGCGCTGCCTCAATGGTTTTCTGCGCTTCGGCTTTGGTCTGGGCGATCTCGTTCTCGCGCAGCAACGTTTTCTGCGTGGCCTCGATTTTGGCGTTGATGGAGTCGGTGACTTGTTGCGGATACTTCAGGTCGTCGGTCCAGCTCAACTTCACAATGACGATGCCGATCGGGTCCAGCTTGGCTTTGACTGCTTTGGTCACGTTGTCCAGCAGCATGGTGCGGCCTTCGCCTGCCAGGGTGCTAATGTCCATCGTGCCGGAGTCTTTGATCAGCGCGTCGGCGATGTTCTGCCTGATGTTGACGCTGGTGATCTCCTCAACCCCTTTGCGGTATGTCTGGAACACCTTCGATACCTTGGTTTGGTCGACGTAATACTCGACGCCGACCTTGGCCGACACGCTCATCGAGTCCTTGGTTTGGAAATTAAACGGCTGCTCGTAGACGTGCAGCTGGTTGAATGTCGGGAACTGGTAAATTTCTTCATTCCAGGTTAGCCAGTATTTTCCGACGCCAACTTCCTGCTGCTGTACGCCTTTGGTGTCGCCGTACAGGTCAACCTTTACGCCGACATAGCCGGCCGGGACGGTGGCGCGCTCGCAGCCGGTTAAGGCAAGGGCAGACAGAGCCAGCACGGCCGCCATAATGATTTTCTTCATCGCTTAAATTTCCTTGTGATGGGGAGGTATAAAAGCCGGTAGGTCAGAAAGGCGACCACGACCGGGAATAGGGCGCCGAGCGCAAAACCGAGCAGCACAGCAAAGGAGAAACGCGCTGATATCAGCGACGGGACCGCGAAGCCATAGACCGCTGCGGCCATCGCCAGGATCAGCAATACTGATAAGTAAAATCGCATTCGGGAGAACTCCGCCCCCGGCGGGCAGCCGGGGGAGTTGTGGGTTAAACGAATTCGCCTGCGTCGGTGCCTTCTTCGATGCTATCGAAGTCGTCTTCGCTGGCCACGCCGCCACCCGCGAAGGCGTCGCCGTCTCGCAGGAACTGCACGCCGCCCAGCGAGGCGTTGATGCGCTTACCGAAGTTGTTGTCCTGTGCCCAGATGTCCAGCACGGCGTTAACGTAGCAACCGGCGTAAGGCCGGCCGTCGGCTTGCACCAGGATGGAGTTGTCGCGGTCGACAACGCGCGGTCGGGCCTTGTTGGAGGCGGACACGAATTTGTTACCCGGGTAGCCTTCGTATTCGGCTTTTTCGTCGCCGTCGTGCAGGCAGACTTTCAGGGTAGAGCGCAGCGTTTTCAGCACGCCGTCGGCCTTGGCACCCCATTTTTCCTTCGCCACTGTTTCGATGGCTTTCTCGATCTCGGCAACTGCAGGGTGTTTAGGGTCGAAGATGAACGCAGCGGAGAAGCGCGGATCACCTTCACCGTTAACAGCTTTTGGTTCGAATAGAGAAGGGAAGGCCAGGCGGACGTTGTTTAATTTCACTTTCATAGGGTGTTCTCCTCAGATAAATTCCGCAGCTGCCTCGACGGCTTCCACGTTTTCAAAATCGTTTTCGTGATTGATAACCAGCGCAGGGCGCGGGTCGGATTCAGGGGCGACAGCGGGTTTGCCGTCGGCGCGGGTGATCAGGGCTTCGACCTTAGGCCAGCGGCGGGGACTGGCTTTCTTAATCAGCTTCTCGGCCTTGGTCGGGCTGATCAGCTTGAAGTCGAACACCTCCTCGTTTTTGTAGCGGAAGGTGTCTTTTAACAGTGCGCGTGCGGTCTCTTCGTCACCCCATGCGCGGTTGCCCTGTTTGCCTTCCACCAGTTTGAAGCCCGGCACGGTGTGCCCGGCGGTCAGCTCACTGTTGACTCGTCCCCTTACGCCTTTGCAGAAGCCCTCGATCGCATCCACCTGCTGGTAGAGCGCGGCCAGTTCTTCCGGTGTTAGCACAGCAACGCGCTGCCCGGCAGTGGCCAGCTGTGGTGCCAGAGGTTGAGTCATGTCGACGAAGTCGCCCGCCATTGAATCTAAGTGCTGTTGCGCCTCGGCCTTGCATCGACCTCCGGCTGCTTTGCACCACCGGCATTGCTTTTCGCCTGGGTTGAAGACGTCGGCCGGCAGGGTGTCGATGCCTTCGCACTCGGCAATGTTCGCCGTGATGATGGCAGCGGCTGCGGCCTCGCGTGCCAGTTCGCCGAATGCGCGCAGCTCATCGACGCTTACCGCCCATTCCGATTCGTTGCCGATCCGTGGTTGGTGAATGAACATGCGGACGGTTTCGAAGTCCTGCAGCATGCCGAACTGCTCCAGTGCACCGAGCGCATATAGCTGCAGCTGCTTGTTATTCTCCGCGTCCACCTTCACGCCACGGCCGAACTTCAGGTCATGCACCTGCAACTCAGCGGGGGTGATAATGACGGCGTCGGCAGTGCCGAACTGACCCGGCACGCCGACCACGTCGGAGAAGTCGACACGCTGTTCAACTAGCAGGCTGTTGCCGTCAGCCAGCGCCCAAACAGTGTCGATGTAGCGCTGCACGAAGTCGGCCATGTCGTCGGTGACCTGCGGCCCGGCGTCGCTTTCACCCTTCGCCAGCGGATAGGTGCCAATGTAGTCAGCCGCCATCTGGCCGCCGTTCAGCGCTACGCCAGCTAATGTCGGGTCCAGCCGGTTGCGCAGGACACATTCGGCCAGCGCGTGTGCCGCTGTGCCTTCCAGCGCAAACTCTGAACCTTCATCAACAAGCCCAGCCTCCATCGCCAGGCTACCGGCGCAGTTCATCCATTTTTCAGCCCCTGAGGGGCTGAGTCGTGCATGTTGCTCAGGCATGGATCACACCTCTAAGGCTTCGGCCAATTGCTCCAGCGCTGCCACTACGTCTGGCAGTTTTTCTGCGGGGCAATCGGTGAGTTTTTTCAGGCCGAACAGATCCAGCGTTTTACGCAGGTCTGCCGGTGCTTTTGGAGCTATTTTCTGGATGATCAGCTGCTTGCCCTGTTCCAGCAGTGCTGCCGCGTCCGGTGCTTCGCCGTCGGTGGTTTCGGTGGCAGCCGCTTTACCTTTGCCTGTCGCTTTAGGCTTGGCTGGCTTCACGCCAGCGCGTTTCTCTTTCGGAGTGTCGAGCAGCAGCTCGGCATAGGCGCGGCGCTCAGTGATGCCCGGTAATGCGTCCCAATGCTCAACCAGTTGCAGCGTGAGGTCGAACACGCCGGCACCGTGCAGTTTCTTGGCACGGTCAACACCTTTAAGCGCCATCGTCAGCGCGTCGATCTGCGCGTCGCGTTCTTTGCCGTCTTCTGTTTCGGTGATGTTGATTGCATCGGCGATCATGTCAGCGTTGATCATCGCTACACCTTTAGTGCCGTATAGAACAGCCAGAGCCACGGCGACAGGTAGGGGTTGCTCTTCCAGGGTAATGGGTTTGATTACTGTTTTAGCGCTGTGCTCTTTCAACTGCAGGAATTCAACTTTAGTGATTTCCGTGATGCCATCGTAAGGCGAGTCGGCGTTCGCCTTCTCGAAATCTTCCAGAGTGTCGACCATAAAGGCGATTTCGGTGCCGTTGTGTTTGGCGTAGAACGGGCCTTTGCGTGCTTCTTTACCCGCGATTCCCGTCTTGTTTTCGGCTTTCGGTTGGTGCGGCGTGTCCGCAGTAAAGGTTTTGCCGTTGACCATTGCCGCCAGTAGTTGGGTTAGCAGGCCGTTCTGTTCGGCGACCAGCTTGTTGTTTAACTCGAGATTCGATTCCAGGCTCATTTATTACTCCTCAATTTCTACAAACTGGCCGTTTTCGTTCAGGGTGTACCAGGTGTTGGGTTTAATGCCGTTGTCGCCAACCTTGCTGGCGCGAATATGGATCAGTTCGCCTTCGTCGCCCCGGTAGCAGAGGACTAGCGCGCTGTTTTCTGATGCACGGGCTTTACTTTCAATGCCGAAAGCTGCGGCGACGGAATGGGACCCGCTTACTTCGGCCGCCGAGTAGTCGCCGGTGTTGCTGGCCGCCGAGCGGTAGCCGGTGTTGCTGGCCGCCGAGCGGTCGCCGGGGTTGCTGGCCGC